CGAGCCGAACGCCGTGCTCTTCGTGGTCAGCGTCTCCTTGGTCTGCGAGTTGAACGACGGATTCTCCACCTCCGCCGTCACCCAGATCGCCAGGTTCTCCTTAATCAGTGACGGCTTGACCTTGATCTTTTTCTTCGTCTCCAGATACTCGGCGATGTTGCTCACCACCTGATTCACGATGTAATCCACGTGCGTCCCGCCCTTGGACGTCCAAATACCATTCACGAACGACACCTGCAGATGCCGATCAATCGGCGTGTCGGCCACCGCCACACTCCAGCGCGGACCCGTATGGAACACCACAGGGGTCGTGACGAACTCCTGAGCGTAGATGTTCAGGTCGCGACACTTGATCGTCAGCTTCTCCGCATCCCCGTGCTTCCAATGCACCTTCACCTCCTTCCCGACCGTCATCGCCAGGTCGCTCGCCCGCCGGCGGAACACGCTGACCAGCTCAGGTGTGACATCCGTCATCCCAAACCGGCCGAAGTCGGGCGTCCAGCTGACGCTCACATACGGCTTGACCTTCGATGCCGAGATCTTGGGAGGCAGCACCTTCGTCATGTTGTCCTCCCACGTCTGGATATACTTCTTGCCACGCGCGGCATCCACGGTCTCCACCGTCATCCGCTTGCTGAAGATGTTCGCCAGCTTCACGCCGTAGCCGTTCTTGCCGCCCACCAGCTTCTTCTCGTCCTTGTCGTAGTTCGTGGAGGTCAGGAGCTCTCCGAAGATGAGTTGCGGAACCCAGACCTTGTACTCGGCATGCTCCACCACATCGATGCCTTCTCCGTCGTTCTCCACGGTGATTGTCTTGTTGTCCGCTGAAATTGAAATTGTGATGTTCTTGACCGGGTTCGCCGAGTTGCGCTGCCGCATGCGCACAACGTGATCATGGGCATTGACCAGCATCTCGTCGAACAGCTTGTAGAATCCAGGATTGAACTGCTTGATCGTCTTGAGCGCAAACGCCTCGCCTTCCACGACATACATCTCTTCGGCACATGTCTCGATGGAACCGACGTAGGTATCGGGGAGAGATAGGATGTGCTCGCGATGCGTGTGCTTCTTGTATGCGGAACCGTCTGCCATTGTGAGATGTGTATCGTCTGCTGACTCTCCTTAGTAAATGGTCCGTTTTTGCCGTTTTGTTTAAGAGGAATCAACTCATACATACAAAATGCCCCCGCGCACAAAGAAGACAAAGAAGGGGGAGGAGGTGAAGGTCGAGTTACCACCTGTGATCTTCTTCCTGCGGATCGGGAAAGACTTTGAGATGGAGACGGAGCAGACGGGGACACCCCAGCCATCGGGGGCGGCTGGAGCAACGCAGTACTCGGATATTTTGCACGAGACGGAGACCCGAGAGCGGCGGTTTGACGAGAGCATCATTCATGATTTGATGTCCAAGCTGCACCTGCAGAAGGAGTATCCCAAGGGCACAGCCTGCTTCTGGTGCTGCCACGGATTCTCGGGGAGCTCGTTTGTCATTCCCATCTACTATGACGTCTATACCAACACACACACGGCCGAGGGCAACTACTGCAGTCCAGAGTGTGCCCTCGCTTACATTTACAAGGACTCCGAGCTGTCTGAATCGGAGAAGTGGCGTCGTCATTCTCTTCTGCGAGCACTGTATGCCGCTCTCTACGTGGGCAAGGACATCTTTCCCGCTCCCGACAAGCGCGTGCTCCGTCTGTTTGGCGGAAACCTGGATATTCAGCAGTATCGGGAGTTCGTCTATAACTCTACCAAGCCCCTCCAGATTGCCATGCCACCCGTTCGACTGTACATCCCCTCGGTGAATACCCAGGCGACAACCAAGGATATCAAGTCGTATGTCTCACTGACCAACGAGACGGTGGATAAGGCGTCTCAGCAGCTCCGTCTCAAGCGATCCAAGCCTGTCCATGAAGGCGGGGCTACTCTGGACAAGTGCTTTACCATCGTTAAATAGTTTACTCATAGTTTGTGGGGAATACTCAAATGAATCCCCAGGAGATTGTTCGCATGGGGATGATGTACCAACTGGTGAATTCGGCAGGGAAAGTGGGATGGACACCCCTACTCAATTTTCTAGGACTCAATCTTTATGAACGGGCAGTCTTGACCTATCCTTGGTGGTCGGCGATCCTTTGTCGGCGTCGCTCAGCGCAACCCGGGACAACCAAGCCAAACCGCGAACCCTCGGCAGTCATCGAGTGTGAGCGTGGTCCGCCCCCGCAGCAGAATAAAGGTCAGGCTCCGCAGTTCTTGACGCGTATGGATGCTGTCATCCATTATGTGGCATGCTCACCTGCAACTCGTCGGCTGATGTCCATTGCAAACCATGACTACCTCCCGTACGAGTTTGAGCCAGTTCGGCTGTCCGAGGATATCTACTTTACTCTGACTCACGTAGAGATTGAAGAGGGAAACATCAAGAACATCAAGTTTCAACTCTCGTGCTACGACCATCCGATTCAGACCCTACAGGCATTTGTGGATTCATGCAACCAGGATTATGAGCGCCGTATGCTAAACAAGCTCGGAAATGATCTCTACTTCTTTGACCAGGTTGTCGGCGGTAAGGGGAAGCGCTCTACGCAGAACCCTCTACCCACGAGCTATCTCGTGTATAGCAAGCACAAGTTCTCCACTACGCGCACATTTGAGAATGTGTATTTTGAGGAACAGCCGGTCGTGAAGAAGCGTGTCAAGTTCTTCCTGGAGAATCGGTCATGGTACGAGAAGAAGGGTATCCCATACACACTTGGATTCCTTTTTCACGGAGATCCGGGGACGGGAAAGACGTCGGAGATCAAGGCCATCGCCAACGTAGCTCGTCGGCATCCCGTGAATATTCAGCTCTCGGAAATCAAGACCAAGACTCAGCTGCGCCATCTCTTTTTCAGCGACGAGATTTACGTCTATAACGGGACAAACTTGGAGAAATACACGATTCCGATTTCGGAGCGCGTGTATATCATTGAGGACGCTGATGCGATGGGCGATGTTCTCTTGGAGCGTAAGTGGAAGAAACCGGTGGTGGAGAAGCCCAAAGACCCCTTTGCCCCCGAAGCCGACGACGATATCATCAAGGACCCGATTGATCTCTCCTTTCTCTTGAACCTGCTTGATGGTACGCTGGAGTCGTCTGGACGCATCGTGGTCTTTACATCTAATTTCCCTGAACGGTTTGATCGTGCTCTCATTCGCCCTGGGCGCATTGATATGATCATACAGTTCAAGAAGTGTTCTCGAAAGATTATTCGTGAGATGGTCTGCGGGTTCTACGATATTGCCGATGTATCGGGGCATCCAATTTTCGAGGACGAGTCCATCGATGAAAAGTGGAGTCCTGCTGAAGTGAATCAGATTCTGTTCCGGAACTTTGAGGATCCGCAGCGTGCGATGGACGAGCTGCTCACGTTGCAGCCGGGGTCGGCATCTTCGGTATTCCAAACAGAAGAACGTACAGAAAACACGCCGACAACGGAATCGACCCAACTACCAGAATAGATGTTGTCCAGCTAGCTGTTCCAGTCAGTGACGGATTCACAATGGAGGAGATAAGTCCTACAATTGGAATCAGCCACAGGTAGAAAAAGAAGGTGGAGTAACTCTTCAGGAATGCCGAATTCTCGAAAAAGATAGCCTCGGCTGCCTTCCACGCCACGCGATAGTAGATGAACACGCCAACCATTGTAAGCGCATATGCGAAATACTGGTTTGCGTTGCTGACAAGCGGAGCTGTGTCTTCGGGGAGATTGCTGACGGAGGACCCTTCGGGTTGAATGTCGGGGACTGGATCGTCGTTGCCCATTATGTATTGAATACAAGATTTGCTATTCCATTTGTAACCTTCAAGAAGTTGTAGGACTCAACATAGACCACTGAAGTATAGGCTCCAAACTGAAGCGAGCGATTGGTGGGTGTAGGGTAGAGCAGCTGGGTTTGTCCAGGAGCAAGGGCAGGTCCTACACCGGGAGCTGGTGATACCGTCGCTGCTCCACCTACTGGCGTGGGGTTCGGATTGAAGACCGTAGATTTCACAACACATACTGGAGCCTGGGTCAATGATGCGTCTGTGATCAATGTGAGCGGCGTCAGGAGCGTGTATTGAAACACTGTGCGATTGAACATTGATCCGTTGAGGGAACCGCTCGGCTGGGTAATCTGGTCTGGATCCAGAGCGAAGGAGTACGTATAGATTCCAGGGATATTGTTGGTTGCCCCCATCGAGAACTTAAAGTTCTGGATGTTACGGAAGAAGTTGGTGTTCTTGGTGTTAAACCGGTCCTTACCGTCAAGGATGAGATTGCCTTCCATGAAGATATCCTGCTGACCCATATTGTTGGAAATAAGGGCCCCGCTGCTGTAGAGGGTATTGGCTCCCAGCATTTCCGAGGTGGTATCGATAGGAGGGTAATTCAATGAATCCCAGTTTGTGTAGTTGTCCCAATCGTTGATGAGAGACCGATCGTTGCGGCGGAAAAGTGCAACCACACGAGTGCAGAGGTTGTACATTGGTATCTCCAGATTGTTGATACCATACTGCTTCTCATTCTTGACGTAGCGCACCTCTGTGATCAAGAAGGTGCGCTCATGGCTTGCAATGAAAGCGCGCTCTGTATCGGTGGTGAAGATGTAGTTCGCTTCGACGTAGGGGTTCAGGTTCCAGGTGAGGAGAGCGCGGTTCGTAGAGTTGCCCTGGCGATCGGGGTAGGCCAAGAAGTTCTGGATTCCTGCAGCGTTATCACCAGGCGTACCGATAATGCGCTTGCGAAATGTTGGGCTGACAGGATTGACATCGATAATCGTAAAAAGGTTGTAGAGGCTGTTGATGGTGACAGAAATCTCAACCTCGGTCTGGGGAAGACCCACGAGTGGAATAGCCTGTGCAATCTCTTCGCAGAACCAGAACGGTAGCGGGATGGTCAGCTGCCGCCCAGCAATCGAGGGTGCTGGTGTAGTACCATTTCCGGTCATCAGTGCATGAGGGTACTGGTTGGTGCGGCCGTTGGCATTGGCGGGATCATACACTTCCTGCGTATTACCAACCATACGATCAAGAAGTTCGCGCTTCGTCACATCCTTGCGGAGGTAGCTCAGAATCTTCATCCACTCTCCTGTCATCGTGACAATCGGCGTCCCGTTGAACAGCACCGATGCTTCAGAGATAAGGTTGTATCCGATATTCCGAATCCACTGGAACTCGTAGGGGATGCCCTCTCCAAACTGGTTGTAGATGGAAATGGGAGACCAAATATCGGGGAGATCCACGCAGACGTAGCAGTCGTGGAGCAGATCAGCATAGCGAGGAACCTTAAACTTAAAGGTCTTTAGCCCTGCCTGGGGAATTGTAGTATCGGTGACATTGCGGACGTCCAGCCGAAAATGCTCCATCGCGAAGTTCGTGGTTCGCTTGTACATTTTCATGAAGTAGGACATGGATGGATTTCCATTGACGAATACGTTCTGGGCACCAAACCCAGTAAGTTGCATCAAACCTCCAGGCATCTTATATTATACACTTGTAATAATGTATTCTTCTATTCCGTATATTCTTATCGCGGTACTGCTTGGGTTCGTAGCTCTCCATTCGTATATGAGCGTTCGCTACGGATACGATTGGATTGGTTCTCAGACACGGAAAGTACTTGCGCGAACATTCAATCCGCGAACAGCATCTATCACAGATCTTTATAATATCCCGGCGATTCCTTACATGGATCGCTTTGGAACCTTTACGA